TCAAAATTCCGCTTCGTCTGTAAGCCGTTCCTCTCTTCTTTCTTCTGATTTCCCGCCAGTCGCTTGTTTCTGTTGCCGGATGCTCTAAAAGCGTGTGGCAGGCAGTGGCAAGGTTTTCGGGTTGAATACGCTCCGCAGGAGGAAGATTCTGCCCGAAACGGCTCTGCCGCCCGACCTTGCCGCTGCCATCAAGCCATGCACTACCTTTGCATCCGTGCATCGGGAACGAGTGGCTGACGGAATGAACCTCAACTATACCATCGGTTGTCGCTTCTGCCACAGGAAACAAACAACGTAATCGGTGTTTCTTTCAGGGTTGAACTAATTTTACTGATTATAAACTGCCTGAACAAGACACTCTCTTTACTGCATATCCTGAATGCAACGGCTATAATCACTTCAATGTTATAGACATCGTAACTGATGCCATCCGATTGCTTGACATACTTCATCGTGTCAAATTTGTTCAGTTCCTTGTTCTTGTAAATGGTATGAATCGCCTTGCGGACATCGCATGAGAACATCCCGAACAGGTCGGCTATCTCGAATTGTGTCATCCATATAGGTGCTGTCGGCATAATGACTACACCCGTTTCACTGATTGTTATTATTCCTCTGTCCATAATGTACTGAATTGATACTGTTTACTTATTGTTGTCTGTCTTTTCGCCGATAGATTGTATTTTCCTGCGTTCCATCAGCTTGTCCATATCTCTGGAGATTTTATCATCGGTTATCCGTGCATACCCCTGTGTCGTCCGGATATTGGAATGTCCCATCATTTTAGCGATGCTCTCGATAGGTATATCCGATGAAATCAGGAACGTACCGAAGCTATGCCGACTTTGATGATAGGACAAGTTGTCTTCTTTCCCTATGATTACACCCAGCTCATGAATCTCAAACCACAGGGCATCCCGATTGGGAAGCGGGAACACGGGATGTTCATCGTCAGTCGTGTTATACAGCGACAATATCCGCTCCGCTATGGGATGCAGTGGAATGAACGCCTCTATCTTTGTCTTCTTGCGGTTGATGCGGATGTACCGCCTACCATCCGCATTCGTCCCGATATGATGTGGATGCAGGAGCATTATATCCACATACGCCAGTCCGGTCAGGGTCGAAAAGATGAAAGCCCGTCTTGCCAGTTCCATCCGCTTGTCATACATCGGGGTGGAAAGTATCTTCTTGAACTCCTCACGGCTGATATACCTGTGCCTTGCCTCCGGCTTGGTTTCATATTCCATTTCCTCACAAGGGTTCACGCGGATAATCTCCTTATCGACTGCCAGATACAGCAGGCGGTTCAACCAACGCAGGCAATGGTTGGTTTGGGAAGCCCCGAAATTCTTGCATCTCTTCAAAAACGCTTTGTAGGCTTTGCCGAAGTCTTCCGTGACTTCTTCAAGGCCTATGTCTTTCTTGCCCAAAGACATGAGATAATTTGTCAGGTACTTCTGGTAATACATTGAACTCCGATAGGAAGAAGTTGAGTCTATTTCCTCGGAATGTTTCTTCAAACGCTCCCTTTCCCATTCCCCCATTTGCAGGAGGGTCGTCGGATGGATGTTGTTCAAGGTGATATGGTTCTTCAGCATCTCCGCACTGACCACACCTTGCGATTTCAATATCTCATTATAGGCTTCTTCCATCAGGCGCAGGTATTCCCGTAAACGGTTGTTCTCCCTTGCGGACTTTATCTCGTTCTTCCTGCCGTTCCAGTCTTCCGGTCTGCAATAAATTCCGGGACTGATGACGGTCTGTTTGCCGTCAATGGTTATACGACACAATACGGCGGTCGTACCGTCAGCCTTTACCTTGCTGCGGTTGATGTAGGGTAATAATGAAAATGTACTTCGCATATTATTCTTTAAGTGTTAAAGAGTGAGTTTGAAATCTTCGGTCGCTTTAATGAACTTGTCCATGTCCTCAAATAGTTTTTTCGGGCTTACACGGGCATATACCTGAGTGGTGGAGATATCGGAGTGTCCCAACATCCTGCTGATGGTCTCTATCGGAACGCCTGCTTCAAGCGTTATCAACGAGGCAAAGCTATGGCGGGCCTGATGGTAGCACAAGTCATCCTTGATTCCTGACAATGCCGCCAACGCTTTCATGTGCCTTCTGAGATTTGACCAGCGAAGTAAAGGAAACAAGGTTTCCCTGTCCTCACTATGGTACTTATTGATAAGCGCAATAGCTTCGGGCAATAGTTTTACGCTGGCACGGAGTTCGTTCTTCTTTCTGCGGTATTTCAGCCACAAAGCCCCGTCCTTATCCGTATATAAATTGGTATGTGTAATTGAAACGACATCTGCATAAGAGACTCCGGTATAGCATCCGAAGAGAAACATATCCCTTGCCAGCATGTGGGATTTGCGGTAAGCAGGTATTTCCACATCCCGGATTTTCTCAAACGATTCACGGCTTAATGCCCGTGGTGTCGTTTCAGTCTTCTTCGGCAAGGTAAAATGCTGGAAATGGCTCCTGTCGGCATACCCCTTCTTATAAGCCAGACGGCATATCTTCTTCAGGATGGCAAGATGATGGCGGACGGTATCTATCGCATATCCCTTGTTTTCCATAGCGAATGCTTGATAGTCGTGGATGAACTGTTCCGTCAGTTGCCCGAATGACAGGTCCTTGACCTTGTACTGATGCTCGATGAACTCTCCGAGGGTCAGACGCATATAGTGATAGCCGGGATAAGTTCCTTTCGCGCGGTCTATGCCGATACGGGCTTTGAGGTCGTCACAGACAACATCCGTCATTTTCATGAGAGTCATCTGTGTTTCCATGCTGCCTTGAAAATGATTCTTCACATCGGTGGCTTCAAAATCCACTTTACGACTCACAAGGCTGTTGAAAGCGTTGTTCACCGCCAACAGCAGTTTTTCAATCCTGGCATTGGTTTCCACCGCTTCCTTGCTCTTGCCGTTCAGACGGCTTTCACGTGGATTCCACAGTTCGGGAGTGCAGGACAGCTTAGATCCGAACTGCGCCATCGTGCGGTTCACGGTTATGCGTCCCATGATGGGAGCCTTGCCCGACTTGTCCAGTCCGCTCTTTTTGAGGTAGAGCAGCACCTTGAATTTTTCTACTTTCATACGCTTATATTTTTTAGTGCAAAATTACTTGCCGTATAAGCGTTCCTTGATATGCAAAGCACTGTGTATAAGCGCAAATAAAACGGTGAGGGTTTCTTTTCATTGCCTGCCGTTACCTATTCCCGTTTCGGTAACTGCCCGGCTAACGGTTTGGTAACTGAACAACCTCAATATTCCGTTGCCGTTTGCATTTTCTCTACTTGGCAGAATGCTGAAATACCGTTCATTTCAAACGACTTACGTTTAATCTTTACCTCTCTGTGTTTCTTTGCATAGCCTATCACTTTTCATCAGGCGCGCCACACACATGCAACAATGATGCTGACACTGGGAGTAGATTTATATACGGTCTCCAAACTATTGGGACATACCAATATACAAACAACACAAATTTATGCAAAGCTTGTAGATGAAAGTAAAAAGAAAGCTATTGATTTAATTCCTAATATATCATAGGGGTTGGTTAAATGCGAAGTGCAATTTGTCATTCTCTTTAATTCTTGCAGATATTTCTTCTATTTATCCTTTTTCAGAGAAAAGTGAATTAGCAAAAACATCTGAAAAATGACTATTTGGCACAAAAAACAACATTCTGTATAGTAATTATGCACAGCTATATTAAGGATTTTAAGATAGCTAATATACTTCATATAAACATTCTGAGTATTTGTTGGGGGCTTTTGAAGAAAAAACAACATTATTTCATTTTTCCATATAAAAATCTTTGGTATTATTAAAAATGTGTCTATTTTTGCAGCATATTTTGTGTTATACGAACACAAAAAATGGTTGAAAAAGATGAGGTATAAAAACTCTAACATAAGAAAGTGCCTAAATACTAAAACAATAGCACTGTGTGCAGCGTTCTTTTTATACTGTTTGCTCCCTTTAAAAGGGATTTGCCAAACGGGGGAAAGTACTGTAGATGCTTTAGTGGAAATGGGATTTGAAAATGTTGGATGGACAGAAGATGGCAATGAACGTGTGTATGTTCTGCAGAACTCTGCATATCGTTTGCAAGGCGTAGGCATAGGCAAAGCGGTGGATGTTATTCAAAAGATGGGTTTACCGGAAGAAAAGTCATGCCGGATAATAGTTCTGGACAATAATGTACCTCAGATTTCTCTTTATTATCATCCCATAAAGGGGGATTCGGTGCTCCAAGCAGAACGTGATGACTGGAATGTAAGCTATGAATTGGGTGATACTTGGAAAAATGCACGGAAAATAAAGTTGAAAAATAGTTCTTTGTTCAAGATTGATGTAT